CAGGCATTTGATTTTGCACAGGTTGTTGCATTGGTGGCCGAAACATTTGATCTTGAATTGAATTTAAAGGTGGTGGAAATCCTTGGTCTGGTAAAATATTTCCAAATGGGTCAGGTCGTCTTGGTCTGTTCATTCCTTGACTTGGATCTGGTAGAGGTATGACTCCTGTTCCAAATCTAGGATCTGGTAGAGGTATGACTCCTGTTCCAAATCTAGGATCTGGTAGAGGTGTAAATCTAAAATCATAATTTGCTACAGGTGGAACAGGCGGTGTTGGTGTGTTTGCTGGGTCAGGTATTATACCTTCACCTATAAGTTTTGGTATACGATTTCTGTCAATTTTTCTTGATCCATCAAGATTTGTAATACCTGACTGAAAGAGCATTTGTCGTCTTGTTACCATTATCTGTATCCTTCTTTGATTGCTTCTATATCAATTCCTTGAGCATCATTCCACGTGGTAGATGCAGGAACTTGTAAGTTAAATTTAAAATATCTTGCACTCTTGTGAAACGGTATGGTTCCTGTGTTGTGCATAGTGTTTTCTACGGTAGTAAAATTAGTATCAGCTACTCGGTTTCTAAATGTTAATGACCCCGTAGCAGAGTCAGTATCAACAATAGGTCTTACGTGTGTTACTAGAGATCTATTCATAGGAAATATTTCTGTCTCGCCAGTACCTATTTCAGCCTTTAACGTATTGCCTTGAAATGCTCCTAAGAAATGCGTAGTGCCAAACACACCAAATGATCTTAAGCCACCTAACCAAAAAGCACTATCTAAAGTAATATCGATAGCATCAATATCATCTGCACCTGAGGTTGGATAGTCATCTAGTTCTTCTAAAGTGTAACCAGCAGATATGTAATCAAAAATAATCTCGTGATCTATTTCAACGATTGACCATCTGTTACTTTCATAATGATAGATAATAATTTTATCATTCTGTGTACCTGCATTAGTTCCTGTAGCAGAAGGATAAGACCAACAAACTAATTTATTTTCGTGATCGACTGATGCTCTGACTCTTTCTCGTAATGCAGTTTTAAGGTCATTAAAAAAGAAACGATCTACTTTACCATTACCAATAGGCTTTGAAGTGTTGCCATCAGTTACATAGAAACCATCTTCAGATAAAAAATATACTAAGTTTCCTACTTTAACTACAGACTTACCTTGTACTGCACCTCTATTATCTTCAATACGTCTAAAAGAAAATATAACATTACCACCTCTATAGTCCATACGAGTGATTCTGTTTTCTTGAAAGATCAAACCGTATTGTCCACCAGTCATGCCAGTAATAGCACCACCTTCAGGTAAGGTTTCTGTATCAGATTGATTAACACCTGCAGTCCAAGCTGTAGCACTGTTTACCGATGCCCACGCTACTTTGTTTTGTGCGTCTGGTTGATTGCCTGTAACAACAAAATTATTAATTACTGCAGCATGTCTAAATATAGGTGGTGATCCAGCTAAGGCAGCAAAGTCAGTAGATGAATCTAATGTCCATGCTTGAGTGGCATCATCACCATTAAAAGCTATAACAACTTCACCAAATTTAATAAAATCCCAGTATGCATCTGCAGAGAAAGAAAATGTAGTACCACCACTTTCATCAACAAAAGAGTTAGAAGTTAGTTTATATAACTTAGTAGCATCACCTGCAAATATAGATACAACACCACTATCAGATTTAAATGCACCTGCTCCTTGGCATCTAGCATCTAAACCGTTACCACTGGCATTAACAATAGCTCGCCATGGTCTGTAACTGTTTACAGCAGGATATACGTTTTTAGCTTGCGTTGAACCAGGGTTTACGTGATCTGGTAGGTCAGGAAGCCACTCTCCAAAAGGTACTTGCATTATTTTACGTTATCAAAATTGTTAATATTTATATCGCTTCTTTGTATCAATGGAGTACCATTGTATTTATCTTTTTCATCAGCTTGTTCTACTTGTTGTAAAGCTGACTCATATTGTGTTTTAAATTGTCCAACAGTCATTTGATCCATACCACGAATAAATGTACTAGCAAAATATAACGCACCATACAGATATACGTCAGGATGATTAGTTAGTATTGCATTGGTTGTAGTTGATTCATCAAGGCTATCAAATGCCTTATAATATACTAAGTTACCTGTGTAGGTACTATCAGGTATAGGACTAAATCTAAAATTAGTTCCTTCTATTGAGTAGGCTTTTGGCAGTCCAGAAGTTGATGAACCTCTAGTATCATATTGGTGAAACGGTGTTAAAAGTTGTAACGGTATTTTAGTAGCAGTGTTTAAAAAAAAACTACGTATTTGCAAGAACCCAGTAGGTAGAGCTTTAGTTTCTGCATCTATCGTAAATGCAGTATCAACAGTTTCCATTGCTCGTACTCTTAACCTACGATTAAAGTCTGCTTCAGTTAGATCTATAAAGTCATCAATCTCTGTAGTTAAGTCATCACGTGCTAAGAAGTTAGCAATACTAGTTTTTAAGTTACTGTAATTATCTAAAGCCATTATAGTCTCTTTTCTCCAACCCTAAAGTTTTGAAATTCATTACTGTTAACCATATTTTTTATTAACTCACGTTGAGTTTCTTTATGTAATTGATGCCAGTTAGAATGTCCAAAAAGTTGTTTAGTCTTTATTTGTAATGCAATTAAGGGTATCTGTGCAATACGTTGAAACTCACCTTTTTGTTCTAATGATCTATGATTACGAGCAATCTTATTTTGTTCTAATATGTTGGTAGTGTCTTGAGTTTTTTTAACAACCAATTTATGGGTTGACTCATCTACATAAACATCTTTGTTTTGTGAATTATAAACTTCATTTGTCATATTATAATTCCGTTACGTCAACATCATACGCATCAACTAGAACTCTCCAACCATACGTATCATTATAAAACACTAAACCAATACCAGTGTTTTGTGTAGTAATTGTAAGGTCAGCATCAGCTCCTTGTATCTTCTTTGAGTTTCTGCCAATAGTTAAATTGTTTGAGTCAAATGATGCAGTTGCGTCAAGTACATGAACTTCATCACCAGCACTAGGACTAGCAGGAAGTGTAATTGTAAACGCACCACCTGAAGTATCACATAATATTTTATCGCCAGCAACAGCCGTATAGGTACCAGTTTTAGTTAAATTATAATTAATATGTGATTTAGTATTTAGCTGTGTTTGAATAGCTGATGTTACTCCACTTACATAACCTAGTTCTGTGTCTGTAGTAGCAGATACTGCAATTTTTTGTGAACCATTAGATATAACTGCTCTACTTGCAGTTAAAGATTCTGTATCAATAGTTGTTGCAGATCCAGTTATAGTAGCTTGTTTTGCATCAAGTTGAGTTTGAATAGCACTAGTAACACCATCAACATAATTTAATTCAGTAGTAGAGAGTGTAGCTCCATCTAGTATTTCTAATTCAGTTTCATTGATAGATGCACTACCAATAATAAATCCTGTAGCAGTAACTGTAGAGTTAAATGTAGCAGCTCCAGCCTCAGACATGTCTAGGGTTAAGGCAGTTATATCAGATGTGTTATCAGTGCCTTTAAATATAATATCGGTATCACCTGCTTGAGCATCAATAGTAATACTACCAGCACTTGTTGCTATATTTACAGCAGCATCACCAACGCCTATATCGTCAGCAGCAACAGCACCAGAAATTGCAGAGTTTAAATTTGCAAAAGTTATCTTCTTCGTTACACCAGCATCAGCGTCTACTAATACAAACTGGTCTGCACTTGCAGGACTAGTTAATGCTGTTAAATCTGAAATCTTACTATCAGCCATTCTTTACTCTCTTTCTTAAAACTTTGTTTCTTTGCTTATTTTTATTGTATTGCTGTGAAGAAGTTTCTTTCTTTTTCAATACTTGGATTAATTCTTCAAATGTCATTAGTTAGGTATTGGGGTTCCACTAAATACAGTGCCTACTGCTTGTTCAAGTCTAAGGTTGGAACCTTCTTCCATTAACAAATAAGTGAGATCTTCTAGCTGTAAAACTTCATTAGGTACATCAGTTCTGCGATCACGATAGCGATCTTGTCCTCTTAATGAAAATCGTTGCATTTTATTGAGTTACTTCTGTTACTCTTGCAGTTCCTGTTACAGAACCTACTCTTAAAAAGGCTACCTTAGTAGAAGGTGCAACTCTAAAATACTCTGGAGTATAAGCAGGTATAATTAAATTTGATGATGATGCAGTTGGTGAAGTACCAAAATCTACATAAGCATCTACTGTGCAAACAATTCTAACTTCTCTAGTTTCGCTTGCAAATGCTGTACTGTTAGCGGCTGAAGAATCTGCTACTGCTACAGTATGGTTAATATTTACTTTAAAAGTAGTTGGGCTTTTTTGTGTTGTCATAGTTACTCCGTTAATTCTGAAATATATAATGAGCCATCACTTGATGCTCGAATAGCAGATATAATTTGACCTGGTGCAACTTTAAATATTTCATAGTCTTTTGCTACTAACGGTGTCGCTGCTGTTGTTGCGGTTACAGCAGGATTGCTTATAGTAATAAAACAATCAGTAGTTGCATATAATCTAACATATCTTACTTGTGCTGAAATAGCAGAGCTATTAGCAGCAGTTGCTGTGTAGTCGACTTTTTTAACTACTCCACTTAATCTATAATACATAATTTATCCTTAAATAAAGGGGAGGCCGTAACCTCCCCTAAATTATATTATTGGTTGATGTCTAAAATGATGCCGTGTGCAGCTTCATTTCTCATCTCTAGAGACCACTCACATAAGAGTTGTTTCTTCTCAGAGTCACCAGTCTTAGCTAGATCGACAACTTGGAAGTCTCTTAAGTAAGCAGCAGCAGCCATGTCAGATTGTAACAACAGACATAATTTTTCGTCTGTAGTTGCCATAACTCTATTCGGCACCACTTGGATGTCTCCGAAGTCTGAGCTATAAACGTCAATAGCAGCATACTCTACTTTTTTCTCTGCAGGGCCAAAACGAGTTGTGTTCGCATTGAATCCTGAGATTACTTGTTTAACAGATGGTGGAACTACCAATAGATCTAAATCACCGCCAGCAGTATAAACTTCTTGGATAACAGTTTTTAAGATTGTTTCAGTAAGGTCTCTGTCTGTACCTGAGTTAGGTAAGTCAGCACCAGCACCTGTAGATAATGAACCAGAAGTTCCTGCATCACCATTAGTAGCAATCCATGTAGGGATTGAACCCATAGCTCTAGCAGTTGTTGCATTTCCAGCAGCTTGAACTTGTCCTTTAATAAGAGCAAATTCCATATCTTTTTTTAGTTCTTTAGATTTCTTAGCAATTTGATATGCCATTTCATCAGCTCTACCAGCAGCGTCTACTGCACTTTGAGTTCCAGACAAAGCAATTACTTTATCTTGAATTTGTGTGTAGTTAAAAGCTCTAGTTGTTGCTGACATAGCATCAATAGTTGCATCGTCACCTTCAATAACTAGGTTAGCAGCAGGTGCAGCAAGTGCATCTAGTTGCCATTCGTGTTTAGTTGATTTTGCAGCAGTACGAGGTATTGCAGAAAGTATAGGGGTATCTTCGGGAGATATATTATAGATTACATCTACCAAATCCTCTCTAATTCCTGTAGTATCATACGTGTCATACAAGTTAGTTGGTTGTGCCATAAGGCCTCCTTGTTATGTTGTTAGATTAAATTACGAAAGATTTTCGCAGCGTCTCTGACCTGCCCACTCTTACGTAATTTTGAGAGTTGTTGACGTTTAGCTTCTGAATCAGCTTGAGCTTTACTTTTCGCCACTCCACCTTTGACAACTTTAGGAGCATTAGCCACTTTTTTTCTTATTTCTGGCTTTGCTTTCTGAAGATTACGATAGGACATCGCATCTTTAACAAGCATCACGTATCTGTGATCGTACACGCTATTGATTTCATTGTCATTAAATCCAATGTTACCAAGATAGTCCCGCATTTGTTGTTTAAAACGAGGGCCTTTTTGTTCATCCATAAACTCTGGAATTTTTTGACTAAGAAGTTTTTGTTGTTCACCTAAGTATTTGTTAAACTCTTGAGCTTGTAACTCTTGAGTTTGCTGTGAAACTTGAGCTAATTGTTCATGCTTTCTACGCATTTTATGCTCTAGTCTGGCAGCTTCTACTGGATCTTCATCATATAGCTTCTCAAAATCAACTTCAGCGTATTCTTGTTGTAGTTGTGCTTGTGCAGCGTTGTTAAGTTCGTTCAGCTTTTGTAGTTTAGCTTCAACGTCTTTTTTTGATCGTTCAACAAATTCACTTGTTTGGTTTTTCTCCTGTGCAAGTTCTTGTGTTTTACGAGTGTAATCTGCGTTCCTTTGATACCCTTGAATTAACTCCTCAAGGTTAACCGACAGGTCTGTACCATCAACGGTGACAGAATAATACGGTTCCTCGGAGTTTTCTTGTATATCAGTCGACTCAGATAATTCATGATCTTCCTCATTGGCTTCGTCAAAAGTCTTATAAGGAACATCACTTAGATTTACAGTTTCTTCGCTAGAAGTTTCATCTTCTGCTTCTTCTGTTTCAACGGCTTCAGACTCTGCAGTTTCTGCAGTTGGTTCTGTTTCAGTTGTCTCCGCAGTGCCAGACATAAGTCCTTTAATTAAATTGCCTGCTTCGATTACGTTAGTTGCTTGGCTATCTGCCATAACAACCTCCTTTCGTTAAATGTTACACTCCCAAAAGGGTTGGTGTATTCGATTTAAGTCGAATTCTGTTTAAGCTGATTAAGTTGTACAGTTGCTAATTTGCCTGTTTCCATCACAGTTTTGAAATGGTTTTCAACTTTATCAGTTATGTGATATGCTTGCCACAAGGCTTTACGCACATCATCATCATTGTGTTTAGTTTGAAACATAGCACTTTGATATTCTTCTTTAAGTAAATCAAAGGCTTCTTTAAATAATGGTTCTTCAAGCAATAACTTTGCTTTTTCACCACGTTGTCTTTCGGTTTCTAATTTATTGTTGCTCATCGTTTGGGTTTATCATGCTTTGTGGTCTACGGTCAAGGTTACCAAGT